TGTATCCAGACCTCTTTCTCATCCGGCGTCATCCACTCAGGAGCAAGACCGAGCGGACGGTCTGAGACAGGCTCAGATTCGCGAGCTTTCTCGCGCTCGGGATGCTTGATAAAAGCGCCACGAGTCTCCAGAATTGCCGTTGGTGTAGGATTACGACTCATCGTTATTTCCATTCTCCGTGAACATCCCAGTGACCGTGCTTGATTTTGAATCTCTGAACTGCGCGGTTGTTCTGCTGAACTTGGTCACGAATAGCACGACGAGCAGTGCTCGAATACTGTGCCTTACCAAAACCATGCTTGACCGGGATGTCGCGGGCAATGCCAACTTTCCATCCAGCTAAATTGATGCGATAGGTGTAATCAGCATCTTCTGCACCATATTTCTCGTCAAACGATTCGTCGTAATAACCGACCTCATTAATCATGTCCCGGCGAAAATACGTACAGCCATTACTGCTCGTCTTCACAAAAGTAAGCGGAACATCCTTACGAGGGCGCATCTGTAAATAACTGCCCATCGCGCCAATTCTGGCATGAGCTGATACCGCGCCAATACGTGACTCCGAGTAACACAACTGTTGAAACTTCTCTATCGGGTCAGGTTCGAGAAAGTAAATGTCATCGTTCAGATTCAGGATGTCGGAGTCCGGCTCTACGGCATACCAACCGATGTTATGATTCGCAGCCATACTAAAGACTTCAGGGCCTTGGATAATTTCCCAGCCCGGAGCATGTTGAATAAAGTCACCATCACGAACGAGAATCTTACGAACAGAACGGTCAACTGTGTCATCAAGCCGTTTCCGAAATTCATCGAAGATGTCTTGGTATCGCCCGAGCGCAACAACGGTAAGTTTCGGCGTCATCCATTCCCTCACTGAATCACAACCGCGTCAGCGGGCAACGAGCCCGACATAATTAACTCATACGCTTTATGGCTCTCCGCGATGTGGTCAGCCAAAAGACAGTCGGTCGCTTTGTCACTGTTGACTTGGCTGACAGCCCAGCCGAGTGAGTAATCTGTTTTCATCGGCTGACGAAGACGATTCAAGCATTCATCAAATGCGTTCACCATCGTCTCAACTGCGGGATTGACCGATTGTTCAATCGTTATCGGTGTCCACATGCCGTCATACTTCGTGACATCTATGACCATTCCGTGCGGAGCTTGATTACTGACCTCACGGATTCCGCCAAGAGTGAGACAATCGACTTTGGCATTGAAACCACAAACGAGCAGCGGAGTTCCGCCGAATCGACCTGTCAAATATTTCAGACTTGACCCGGTTCCATTCAAATCGACGATTAATGTCTGACCACTCAGACGTTCTTTCGCGTAATGCGCGTAATCTATGCTCGGATGCCAGCGGGTCACACGCGAGGTATAAAAATATTCAATCTCGTAGCTCGCGAGCCGACGCATCAGCCGCTCAAGCAAGAAACAATCACGAGAGCAGAGAAGTAGACGAGTAAATCCACCGTCTCGCATCCGCTTGTCAATCATCTGTGCAGCGAGATACAGAAACGGGAAGTTCCGCTCAATCTGATGCAACTGCAAACCGCGCAACACTGGATTGACATTATGAGTTGTCAGCCGTGCTTCCCGCATGACTAAGCCAAGCTCGCCGCATGTACGTTCGTGCGGTGTGAAATCGGCGAGCGTAGTCAGTTCGGCGGGAATATTTTTAGCTCGCGGAGAACGAACATCACAATGCAAGTTGTCACCCAAATGACCTTCCGACTTTACTGTGTTCCAAATCTTCCCTGTTGCTTTTCCGTCCTCTGTGCAGACAAGTTCATTGTTGAGTCCGCACACGGTTCGGAGAATCTCAAGCGCTTTGAGCGGTGTATGGTAATCAGAGACGATGACATCCTCGGGACGAACTTTCGCGACATTCTCAGCGATTGAAATATGCTCCTCGACAGGGACTTCGCCCGCGTTCATTCCCAAGCGTGATGTCGCCAGAGTTCCAAAGAGGTCATACGTCTTCATTTTCGCCGTGCAAAACCTTCCTGTGTCGCCGTGTGTCTGTCATGGTGCGGTTTACACATCGCGCGGCATCGCGCCACATCGAAGAAAGCGTCAACGCCCAGAGTCTCTACAAGCTCGCGAGCCCTAATTGGATAATGGTCGACAACAGTTGCTGCCAGCAGACAACCTTCAGGGTCTTGACACAGAATGTCGCGTCTCAAGACTGAGTCACGGGTTGCTTTCCATCGTTTCGAGCGATACAACTTCCGAATCGGGTCATCAGACCGATAACGGTCATACAGGAGCCGATAATCAATTGCGCGATTAGTGACCTGATGTTTCTGGCAATACTTCGATTGAGGTAACGCCTTAGACATGCAATCACGACACAGACTTGAAGTCGGCATTCAGGATTCCCGATACCAAATCCTGAATTCAAGATAGTTATGGAACACGAATCCGGTTGCACCTTCCTGATACGGCATATTCCAATCTTTCTCAATGAAGACAGCAGATACTTTTGTCGAATCGCTGTCTGGCAGAGTGCCTGTGTACGCTTGCAACAGTTGACGAACTGCATTCGCGAGGTCACGACAGACATAGAAACCGCTGCTGACGCCCGCTTTTGAATCAACAAAGCAGTGGACGCCGAACAACCCCGCCCGAAGTCCGGACGGGCCCGTCACCGTGTATGTATCACCCGTTGCGACGCGTTCGAGAATGAGATACGGAGGTTTCGCACCTTTTGGCGCTAGACCCCAGTAAATTTGTGGGTTTCCGGATACATCATTCGGAACAATCGCGGTCACGTCAGAGCTGGCGGCGATTTCCTGTAACAAACCTTGCTCTAAACTCATTTAATTGCTCACCGTGTCGTTAATCACAAACGTATAAATGTGAAGCTCTCGTTGCATCCCGTCAGGGTCATAGAAGCTGTCTATTTCATGCAACTGATTCCGCAACTGAATCTGACAGCCGCCATCAATGCTCCAATTAATCGGATAGCGAATTATTATTTTGTAGCTTGCCGTCCCAACCCGGGTTTCTTTTGTATCGATTTCACGCCCGCGCCACGGACTAACGTTCGCGTGAACATTTGTCGCGACCGTAATCGGCGTATTCGGTGTTCCGTCAGCGGCTTGCCCAGCATTTGGGTTGAGCACAGTGACGGAAGCATTAAATGCCGATGAGGGCAAATAGCGAACACCCGTTGATGCTTTGCGAGGTAATGTCATAGCGTTATCGAGGGATTCTTGCTGTCCTGTAGCTGCTCAACATCATGCAGAGCGTTCCCCAAACTTCATTCGTTGGGTCAACGGAGACGATTGTTCGGTTTTCCCAGAAATGATTCGCGAGAAACATAATCGCCATCTGCAACCGAGAAGAGACATCCGCAGGAGTGCTCGTATTTCCAGCCCAGTAAGTTATCTGGATACAATCCTGTCGGCGGTCAGTCAGAGGCCACCAACTACCGACTGCAAGAGCGAGCTTGCTGTCCTGCACGTAGTAATTAGTCGAGTTCCACGTACACAAGACACCGTTCTGGTCGAAGTAAGTCACGATGCAGGGATTCGCCCAAACCTGTGCGGTGCCCGTGTCGCTGTTATTCGTGTATGACTCGGGTGTTACCACTCCAGCGCCTGCTGTCGTATAAAAATTATTGAACTGTGCGGTAAACTGTGAATCGCTCGCGGTCAACACCTTCAATGGAACGCCGTTCAAAAACGGTACTGTGCTCGGTGTTGTCGATGGGTCACTGATATCACCCTCGGCTGTATCTTTTAATATGACGACAGACCCGACCGCAGGATTGAGAGTCGTTGTAACTGTCACTATGTTGTTCGCCACAGCGACAGCAGTGACATTAGCCGGACTGCCTGTGAAAGCTGGCACTTGCGCCGGACGCCGAACGAATTCAATGGAGTCTTTCGTCGGGAATCCCCACCACCACCACGGGGTGATTGCGAATGCATACGACAACTCGTACTGCAAAAAGTTGCGAGGGTCATTCGTATTTGGGAAAAAATCGAGCGTGTAATAGACCTCTTCGAGCTGGCAAGCCCACTGTGCCATTGTTTCAACTTGGTCAGTCGCAGCGTCGATGAATACCTCTAGCAATGCGTAGTCATCCGTCTCGACCTGCGGAGACGAGCCAGTGACATATTGCTGCGGAACATCGAAACGACCAAATGCCGCGAGACGTTCAGGAGTAATAACCGGACTGGCTGCAGGTGTAATTATGCGTTGGAGCACTGTTCTACCTCCTGAATTGCGCGGCTGACCGACGCACGGTCTCTTTTTAATTGCCGTGAGATTTCACTAATACTCATAGACGGATGTTCTTTCACGTAGTCACGTATTTCCTGACGGCGGTGTGCCCATCTGACAGATGTCGCTTTGCCTACTGCTTGTCTTTGTGCTTGAGATTTGACAAGACCTCTGTTCTTTAAGTTGGGTCTTCCTTTTAAAGGACTGGGTCTTCCATACAATGGGTTGTCTTTTCCTTTACGCCCAAACATAGGATGTTTGTCCCCAGTCAACCGTACTCCGTCGCCGCCATCGGTTAAATTAAAACCATTCGGACGCTTTGTATTTAACTCAGCAATGAACAGACGTTCCATTTCTTTCGCTTGCTCTGGCGTGTTACCAGAGCCTATCTGTCGCACATAAAAATACTCACGCCCGTGTTTGCGAATCGCAGCACGGAGGTACGGAGCACCACTCATAGTGTCAGATGACAAATGATGCTTAAACCTATCTTGAATAGTCTTGCCGTCCGTCAGAATGACTCCGACATATCGCATCGGACGTTCATAGTCGGGATGTGTGCAGGTAATCACATAGACTGGATACATTTCGACTTCGGCTTACTTCCGGCGTTCAATCGCGATATGTTTCAGACGCAAGTCAACCTTGTAATCTGATTCATTCTTTGGATTGCCGCGTCGAGATACTTCAATGCCGTGTTCTTTACACAACCGCAGCAATTTGGCATACGCTTCGTCCCTGTGTGATGCCGGGATGACTTCGTCTTGGTCAAACCGAGCGAGTGCATCACGAAGGTGTGACTTCGTCTTTTCGTCTGTTGAGAAATGCCATGGGAGAGACCACGTCGAAGTGTCGTCCGGGTTGCCGACATAAACGAAATCACCCGCAGTCAAATGTTCGCCATCGACCTCTTTTGTCTTCACCTGATTCTTTAACTCAGCCGGAGCATTCTTGAATCGCGACAAGTCGAATGAGTTAGAAACTCGCTCGGCTGAACCTTTCTTGTCGGCGAACTTGTTCTCAATCGCTTCGTCATCGTTCATCCAAGTCTCATCGTTCATCATCTTGAGAACTTTGTCTTTTGCCAGCCCGGTGCGAGCTGTATAAATGTCGGCGATTGACTCAGTGACTTTGTCGAGCGTGTCAGCGAACTCGCGGACAGTTGCCGCGTCGCCCATTGCCATACCTTGAGCGGGGTGAATCATCATCATCGCGCCCTTGTTCATAGTCACTGTGCTGCCCGCCATCGCGACGATTGATGCCGCCGACGCAGCGAGACCGTCAACAATGACATTGACTGGCTTGCCGCTAGACTTGAGCAAATTGCAAATTGCAACACCCTCGAATGCATCTCCACCAGCGGAGTTGATTCGCAGCGTGATTGTGTCGTAGTCCTCATCTTGATTGAGCGCATCTTGCACCATTGACGCGGTAATGCCATCGCCAAAGAAACCCTGACCGATAGCGTCGTAAATAGAGAGCGTCAAATCTTTGTCAGTCTTCGCCGCGTTAAAAAATCTGGTTTTATTCATGGGTTAAGCTTCCTCTGTAATCTGAACGAGCGCTGCTCGTTGTTCATCAAGAGACAATGTCTTGTACTTCTCGCAATATTTGTTCGCGGCATCAGGCGTACAGTTCAGTACCTCAGCGACGAATTTAGGGTCAATCTCTGTCTTTGCAGACTTCCGCAGAATGCGGTCTGCAAGAGAATTCGCGATTGTCCGCAAGCGAGCTTTAGTCTTAAGAGCTTCGTCTTTATCCTCGCCTGTTCCCTGTGCATCAGGCTCGGGGTCGGGAGAGTCATTCGGCGAATCGTTTGGTGTCCCGGTTCCTTGTGGCTCTGGAACGAGCTGACCGGGAATAAAGAATTCCTGTTTTGCGATGTCGAAAATTACGGGTGTGCCCGTCCCGCCACTCAAGAAGTCGCCGCCCTCAATGGTGTCCATGTCTTCCAACTGACGAGCTTCGTTAGGCGTCATTTGGAATGACTGGATTTTGATTTGATTCGTCTTGGCTCTATCTTCAGGAGAGCCACGCAGAATAATATCCGCGCTGTGCTTCGCATAAAGTCGACTGCGGTCAGAAGGTGCGATTAAGTCCCGCGTAATCGTCTGTTCAATTGCGGTCGTGTAGGGCAACAGCGTTGTGTTGAAGTACTCGTCCAAGAACGCTGAGCTTGATGCGTAAGTCGAATTCTGTTGACCGAGACCGAGCTTTACGACGAGCGGAGCGCCGCCAAATAACCGTGCAACTGTTTCTTCGTTCCATTTGCGAGACTCAATGAGCTGACTCTCTTGGGCATTGAACGTCATTTTCTGCCACGTCCCGCCGTATGGAATGATGCTGAACTTACCCGCGTTCTGTGAACCCGCGAAGTCTTTTTTCAAACGGTCGACGATGTTCTGGGACTGCTCTTCGGTTATGCCGCTCGATTCAGGGAACGAAATAAATCCGCCCATCCCGAGACCGTTGGCGAAATTACGTCCGGCAGTTTCTTCAGCCGCAATAAGAACGCTGATTGCTTCCTTTGCCAGCGCAATCATTGCCGCACCTTCGATACCGATGCCTTCGAGATTGTGAGCGCTGACGTGCCAAATTTCGTCCTGATAGAACTCTCTGAAACGTCCGTTTCCGCACTCGTATCTGAACTTGAGGACTGGAGTTTTTGTACCGTCACTCGCAACTTGTGCCTTCGGGTCGCTGTAGTCCCATTTGACGCTCATAGCCCATGCGTTCATTGGAACGAGTTCGATGATGTCGCCTTTTTGATTTGTAATTTTCTGGCAAAAGCAGTTGCCATTCATAATCAACTGCGAAGCGAGAAACCAGCGCATCTGATACGAAGTCTGCCAACGATTCGGAACGTCCTTCAGAATTGAATAGAGCGGATTATTAAGCGCTGGCTGTGTACGCTGTCGACCATTAACAACGTTTGTCTCGCGGAGAATCAACGGCATTTTCGCGATGTCATTTGCGAGCATCTTGACCGATGCGAGGACAGCCGCGACACGAATTGCTGTCGCGCGAGTCACGGGCTTTCCAGCGCTCGACGGGAATCCTAACAATGCCTGAACTAAGTCAGCAGACGGAGCTGCTAATGTACTGGCACCTGTGTTACTGAACTTTGCTTTAGCTTCCCCTAAATCTATGAGTGTTAGAGCCATGCTTGAAACCTCGTGCTGTTATGTGTCCTAATCAAGAGTCACTCCGGGAAACTGCTGTTCAAGATTTGACGGGGACTGTTGTTGACTCGTCATAAACCAAAACTTTTTCGTCGCTTTGACTGCGTTCTCTGGAGCCAACGTTCGAGCGAGCGCCATGATGAGAGCAGCGGGCCCGTCAATCTTTTCGCGCTTGCGGTCTCGCGATGGTTTAATAAAGTTCGTACCTTTTTGGGTGTTCCACCGAAGATTAGCAACCTGCCAACGCATCACCGGATTCCGGTCATGCGCGAGGTCACCACGCAATACCATCCGCTCGAATTCACGGCACGGTAAATTCATCTTGAGATGTGACTGCGGAAACGAAACTAACTTGTTGATGTCGAATCCCCGCGAATCAAGAGTGCGAACTAACTCCGCTGACCAAGCGTCGTCATAAGCAATCTCTTTCAAGTCGAACTGTTTTGACAATTCAACGATGTCCTGAGCAATCTGCGAGACATCGGTTAAATCACCGGGAGTTGCAGTCATGAATCCTTGTTGACTCCAAGTGTCATATGGGACGTGGTCACGATGACTGCGTTCACCAATGGAGACCTTTGGGCACCAGAAATATTCGATGACGCGATACTTTTCAGCCGTCGTTTTTGGCGGAAAAACTAGAACGAGTGAACTCGTATCAAGTTTTGGTGCAAGGTCAATCGCTGCAAAGCATGTCCGACCTGATAATTCTTTCAAGGACTCAGCTCGCAGACGCTTCGGGTCAGGATGATTGCTGATTGGCTCTCGTGTACATAAATCCCAGCGAGCAATTTCAATTGCCGGGTCTTCCGATTCGTCGCTCCAGATATTGAGCGCGAAACGTTTGAAGTCTCCTATCGCTGACGGCTTACCTTCGGTCTCGTGAAACTCTGAGCGCAATGTTTCGATGTCAAACAAATATCCGAGCGCCGGATTCGATTTATACCAGTTGCTCTCAACGCGAAAGTCGTCACCGTCATCGAGGGTGAAAAAGAACGGGAGATATTCATCATCCTGCGTATGACCGTCGAGTATCTTGCAACCGTACTCGTATTCATTCCAGCAAACGCTTGTTCCGCCCGCCGATGCTCCTGCCGTGCTTATCTCGATTAAGAGCGGTTGCTTCCGAGTGCGACCGCCCATCTTGAGGATGGTGTATAAGTCGGCTGACTTCCAACGATGAATTTCGTCGAGTATCGCCGCAGAGACGACCGCGCCATCTTCCGTTCCTGAATCCCGCGACATCGGAGTGAGCCGGGAGCCCGTCTTTGGGACATAGAGAGCGAGAACAGGTTCGTTTCCGCTCTGACTAATGACTGACTTGAGGTCACTGTGTCGACCTCGCATCAAGACAGCTTCATTAAAAACTGTCCTTGCTTGCTTGCCCGTTGTCGCCGCACAAAAGACGCGAGCGCTCTGTTCGCCGTCTGCTATGAGGTGATAGAGCGAGAGAGCTGCGCTGATTCCTGACTTCCCATTCTTCTTAGCTACGAGGAACAACGTTCGCCGGAATCGTCGCGTTCCGTCTGCTCGTTTCCAGCCGTAAAGTATCGCGAGCCAAGCTTGCTGTGCAGGATAAAGTTTTAGCGGTTCCGTTCCATTCGGCGGAATACAAAACGTCTGACAAAATTCAATGACCCGGTTCGCTGCGTCGACATCGAAGTAAAGCCCGCGCTCGTCACCGACTTCTAAATCGTGGACGTGCCGCTCAATAGCTAACTGCTGCCATTTGCAAGCGGTGACCGAACCATCGCGAACACCCGAAATGTACGAGTCAACTACTGGATTGACAGAAATCATTCGGGCTTTCAGGCAGCAATAACAAGTCGAGACGGTTCAGACTGGGTTGGTTCGGGCTGTGTCGGTTCGGGTGTCGCTTCTGTGGCTTTCTCTTCTGTGACTTTCGCCTCTGTGTCTTTCGCGGCAATCCACGCTTTGATTTCTTCGGGAGTAACGCCGTTGAGTTCGAGCAAAAAGTCAATGCAGCGAGAGAGGGCAGCAATTATCTGAGCTTGTTTCGTCGCGAGCAGCTTGTAGGGCTCCATCCCGCGAGCAATCTCAAGACGTGTTGGATTTCCGCGAAGAAATTCTGCATGGGCATCTGCAAGATTGAGGTTATGGTTCATGAGTTGTCTCCTGAAGCTCTTTCGCAGTCGCAGTTACGCGAGTTACGCGGTAAATGAACAACCCCATGGCATCCAGCCAACTCCTCAGGGATTGGACAACTGTCGATGTGATAAGTGTCGAGCAGCGCGTCGCGGAAATCTGCCGGAAGTTCGCGAGGAAATGTATCGCTGACCACAGAGACCTCGCAGTTGACGTAAAATCAGAAACTAATGACGTAAAATCAGAAACTATAATTTTGGAGATATGTGAAAAAATCGGCGGCGACGGGTCTCAGAACTTATTCGCTCAAAGATTCGATAGGCATAGGGGTCAATGCGATGACGGGCATACGGGGCTCATTATTTGCTCGATTGACGGCTCGACTCAGGTTTCGACTTCGCTTTCCTCGGTCTGTCCTTGAATATCCTGCCCCATTCCGCTTGGGTCACTTTACTGCTGCTGACTGGTAGGGTGAATGATGTCTCCAGATATTTCATTAGGGCCGACCTTCAAAATCTTCGCGACGCGCAAGCTTCGCAATGACAGCACCGAACCACAAGATAGGCGCAAACTGATTTGACCATTCGCCCAGATTAATCAAGAGGTCGCCGATACTCTGAATCGATGTATGAAAATCAAAGTTATCTGCGAGCAAATTGAGATGAGTCTCAGGTGTCATCAGACAGTGGACATCGTCGATTGATACGAGTCCGTGAGGATAAAGTCTCGGAAGTTCGTAAGGCTGAATGACCTTGATGTTTTTCCCGTCGTCCGTCCAGTCATAGAGCTTCACCGGATTAATACGAACCGGAAATGTATCATTGTTAGCAATGAGTACCGCTTGATTCGAAGCAATGCCAGTCCACGTCACAACGAGCGGAGCGAGAACTATCCAGAGCAGAGTCTTGCGTAGAAAATTGAACATCAGGACTCCTGCGACCATGAAGATGGGCTGCTGGTCGCGTTCCAGCAGCCCTGTTCGCTGAGGTTATCGTTTGAGGAGAATTGGCTCAGCGTGGAGAAAAAGCGATTGACTGTCGTTCTGGCACGGTTTACCTGCCTACGGATTTGAGTTTGTAGTGCTCGGCGTCGCCAAGTCAGTAGAACAATTATTTTTGGTTTGTTTTCAATGACTTGATTTTTTCTGAATGCGATTTTCAACGAGTTACAGAGCGAGCATCATGGATTATGTAGGAAGAAATAATTAGCCGCGCGATTTGTTCAGGGAGTAAGTCTATTTATTAATAAACGACGCGAGGATACTCGCTCACAAAAGACGACTGACTTCTACCGTGGAGCAGTTACACGTTTGTTGGTTCCCAAATGCCGGGTCACGGGAGTGACCTCGATGCTTCCGGAGCAGCGAAGGAGTCCTTCGCTGGTCAGTTACTCTTGTCGTTTGAAATACTTCCGGAGCCGCCGGGGAATCCCCGGCGGGTCAAGTTACTCGTGTCATTTGAGAGACTTCCGGAGCACACGCGGAATCCGCGTGTGGTCTGTTTATCCTAGGTCTCGGAGCCGGACAGAATTCCTGTCGGGTCAATTACTCGTGTCGTTTGAGATGCTTCCGGAGCAGACGCTGCATCGGCGTCTGGTCAATATACTCACCCGACAGTCGAAAAATAATTCCGCCAAGTTCGACTGACGAGAACCACAATTATTTTCGGCTTGGATTGAGAGACTTAGCGATTTCCGTGAGCAACAATTGACCTTTTCAACAAGATAGTAGGGGAAGAAAGAAGTTGATGACGATTTGCTGAGTAACCACGACGCGTTTATTAATAAATGACGCAGCAAAAAGTCACTAAGTTCACTTTTTTCTTGGGTTACTCGCCACTCCCTGTTACACTGAAAGAGTAAGGCAAAACACTCGCCCTCTGCGTCAAGTCAGACGCACAACAAGTACCGACGACAAAGAAAATTCTCGAATGAGGGATGACCTCGTCTCGGGAAATTTGTATTGAGCCCAGCTTGGGCAAATTAAGGAGTACCTATGTCACATATACCTTATGAACTGTCAACACTTTGGTCGGAATATTTCACATCACCCTTTCCAATTGCATCCGAGAGTTACTGGGAAAAATATCCAGTTGAGGTCATCCGTTTCGCCTTCAGTGAACTCTACCGAAAATCGAAGGTCTACAACTTTCCAACACTGGCGGATGCCTGTCGGTTTGCCACAGCAGTCATGAAATCGCACATGCGGTCGCGCGAATTAGAACTCTTGCCCGCGCCGGAGCTACGTTCAATCAATGAGGGTGAATAGATGAGACTGTCACAACCTCAAAAGAAGGACGACGCAGCCCTGACTCTGCAAGAACGCGCAGTCCTTCACTATGCCCTGATGCAGATGCGGGACGGATTATTCTCTGAGAGCATAAACACAACTGCGATTGCATTAAATTCTTCGCGAGGCTCAATTAGCCGACATTTTGACCAACTCGTTCGCAAAGGAGCTTTTGAAATCGTTGAGCGCAATCGCCAGTCAACAGAAGGAGTTCCGCTCCCGAGTGTTTATAGACCCATCATGCCTGAGAGTTGGAAACCTGTAGTGGGTGTACCGCCCGTGGAACAGGGCGCATCCACTAAGGGATTACACAATGAGGGATTACACACAATGAACAGTTCAATGAATATACATAATCAGTGTAATGCTGTTAACAGTCCAAATGGGCTATATCCCCTCACGGGCGGTACACCCCCGCCCACGGGCGGTACACCCCCGCCCACGGGCGGTACACCCCCTTATTCCACGGGTGAAATAGGCTCCCATTTCACCAGTGAAACGGGCTCCGCGAACGGACATCCCGACCCACGCATTATTAGCAAGAACGGGAAGCTTTTTCTGAAGCGAGGTTCCAATGATTAATGCAATTTTCGACGAACTCGATGAAACCAAAATCATCGGCAGCGAATTTGAGGGAACAGTCACATTGTTTTTGCCAGTTCCGGAAGGTGACAGCTTCGATGACTTGCTCCTCGACAGCTGTCGCGCGATTTTGTACAACCCGAGACTTCGTCAATCAGTCAACGGATGGCGACGGTTGTCAAGCGACCTCTTCAAGTCCGAAGGTGTTCCGTCTGAGTTACTCCTTGAAACAGTCGCGCGATGGATTCAGTCGGGTAACTTGCGGGATGTCTCACAAGTCAATGAGGCTCTTGCAAACTACCTTGCTTGGGCGACTCGTATGACTGAGCTGGGAATTTTCTCGCGAGGGCTCAATGGCTCTCCGGAATGGCAGTTCGACAGACTCGCATTACACCAGCTCGGCTGGTTTTTTGGAATTGCTGGGAGTCGACCGTTGCCGACGAAGAGTGAATACCTCGCTGAACAAGCGGCGGCGAAACAGCGATGGGAAGAACAGGAGCGAGAGAACGCGAAAAAAAGTCGGGAGATGCGGAAACTAGTAGACGAATACGAACTTGAACGCGCGAAAGAAGCTCGTATCACTAATTTAATACAAAAGATTGCTGCGAGGGTTTTCCCGTTTCCCGCTGAAATTGATTTCAACGCGGACGAAATGCTTCCCGAGCACCGACAGTTATACGACGAAGTACGCAAAAATCGCCGAGAGTTCAGGGCGATTAATTACAAGTCAGTCAGCCGGAAAGTTGATGAAGGGCTCACCGATGAAGATGTCGAAAAATATTTTCGAGATTAGAAAGGAACAAATATGAATGATGAAAATCAAAATCTAGTCCGTCATCGCGACATCGCGGTGACCGGATGTCAATGCAAGAAATGCGCGGCTCATCGATTGGAAGAGCTGCGGGACTCTCGAGTTGACAGTTTGGATGCGAGCGATTTAATTCGACATC